ATGGCGAATAAACGCTACTACTGGCTCAAACTTAAAGAAGATTTCTTCAAATCAAAGGAAATTAAAAAGCTCAGAACCATTGCAGGCGGTGACACATTTGTCATCATATATCTGAAAATGCAGCTTATCAGCCTTAAAAATGATGGTAAACTTTTCTTTGATGGCATTGATGATGATTTTTCTTCTGAACTGGCACTTGAAATTGATGAAGATGTTGAAAATGTGAAGGTGACAATTGCTTTTCTTGAAAGATGCGGATTGCTTGAATGCGTTTCATCAGATGAGTATTTTCTGCCTGTAATCCCCGAAATCACCGGGTCTGAGAGTGAAAGTGCCAAACGTGTAAGAAAGCACAGGGCGTTACAATGTAACGCTGATGTAACAGACGTGAAACGCATATGTAACAAAAACGTAACGACAGAGATAGAGAAAGAGATAGATATAGAGAAAGAGAAAAGAGACAGAGTAGATTATCAGCAGATAGCTGATATGTATAATGAAACTTGCGTTTCATTTCCCAAATGTACCGCTCTTTCTGAATCAAGAAAAAAAGCTATTAAGGCAAGACTGAAAACTTATTCTGTCAGTGATTTCAGAAAATTATTTGAAAAAGCTCAGAAATCTTCATTCTTAAAGGGAAAAAATAATAGTAACTGGTCTGCAAACTTTGACTGGCTCATCAAAGACGGCAATATGGTCAAGGTTCTTGACGGAAATTATGACGATAAGGAGGAGTTCATAAATGGAAGCTGTTCAGGAAATGTTGAATGCAGCGATAATGGCTTTAAATTCGGAACCTTTATCTGATAAGGAATATATTGAGATGAAATGCAGAACATTCAACGAAATATCGGGAAATCTTAATGATATTGACGGCTATAACTGCGATAAGTGCAGAAACAAAGGCTTTATTGCTGAGGCTAAGCTTATCGGGAATGAATGGTCTGAAATCCATTGCGAATGCTCTTGCAGGAAAATCCGCAGAGCTGTTATGCGTCTTATAAAATCAGGTCTGAAAAACATAATCAAAGAATATACGTTTGACAATTTCAAAGCCTCTGAAAAATGGCAGACTGCTCTCAAAGAAGCTGCTGTAAGATATGCACAGAATCCGGAAGGCTGGTTATTTATCGGTGGTCAGAGTGGCAGCGGAAAAACTCATCTCTGTACCGCCGCTGCCGGATATCTGCTCAATTCAGGCAAAGAAGTAAAATATATGCTCTGGAGAGATGATGTAACCAGACTCAAAGGCTGTATATCAAATGATTCCGATGAATACCATAACCTTATATCATCATACAAAACAGCTGAGGTTCTTTACATAGACGACCTGTTCAAGAACGGCAAAGGCAATGATGGCAGAGTTCAAGCCCCTACCGGAGCCGATATACAGATTGCTTTTGAAATTCTCAACTACCGCTACAACAACAGACAGCTTGCAACAATTATTTCAAGTGAAAGAAGTCTGTACGATTTAATCGCAATTGATGAGGCTGTTGCAAGCAGAATTTCTGAAATGTCTTTTGATAAAGGCTTCTGCTTCAATATCAAAGCTGATATCAGGAGAAATTTCAGACTCAGAAATATTTCTGATTTGTAAGGAGAAATTATGACAGCAAAAGAATACATGGAACAGGCTCGTTATCTTGATATGCAGATTAATTCCAAAATTGAACAGGTCAGAAATCTGAATGAACTTGCAACAAAGGTCACTACGGTTTACAGCGATATACCTCACAACCTCAACAAAAATACTTCGCAAATGGAAGAAACCGTTTTAAAAATTATCGACCTTGAAAGTGAAATCAACAAAGATATTGATGCCCTGGTTGATTTGAAACGTGAAATTCAAGCTGTAATCAACAACGTTGAAGATGAGAAACACAGAATTCTTCTGGAGCTGCGGTACGTCAATCAGATGTCGTGGGAAGAAATAGCTGTACAGCTTGGGTACAATTTACGCTACACCCACAAAATTCACGGTCTTGCACTGCAAAAAGTCATTTTCCCTGAAAAAAGACACTAAAAGACATTGTAAGACACTAAGAAAATGTGTTACCATTATAATCAGAAAAGCAACGGAGAAATTTAAGCTTTTCCCGTCTGAAAATCAGACGGTTTTCTCTCTCCGTATTTTTAATAATCATCAAAGACTGCTGAATAAAGCGGTCTTTTTTATTTTAATTAAAATCAATTGCAATCAAGTAAAATATCCGCCACTTTGCGAAATGTTACATTCAAGCAAAATCGGGTATAAAAGTTTTTTCCAAGCTTTTTTCAAAAAGCGGAGGGGGTGTTCCTTACGGCTTTAACCGACAAACAAAAAAGATTCTGTGAGGAATACCTCATAGATTTGAACGTCACTCAATCGGCGATAAGAGCCGGTTATTCTGAAAAAACTGCATATTCAATTGGCAACGAAAACCTGAAAAAACCTGAAATTCAAAATTATATCTCCGAATTAATGGAAATTCAGTCGCAGCGTACAGGAATTACTGCCGATAAGGTCCTTGATGAACTCGGAAAAGTCGCCTTTGCTGACACAGAAATATCAGGAAAAGAAAAAATTAAAGCTCTTGAACTTCTCGGAAAACATCTCGGTATGTTTGATAACAAACAATCTGATACAGGCAATGAAGCCGAAATACCGAAACTTATGGAGGCACTTAAAGATGACATTTCATAAACTGTCAGCAAAGCAGAAACAGGTCTTCAAATGGTGCTATAAGGACGGATATAAGGCAATTATATGCGATGGTGCAGTGCGTTCAGGTAAAACTATATGCATGATAACTTCATTCATTCTATGGGCAATGGACGGCTTTAACGGTGCAATTTTCGGTATATGCGGCAAAACTGTCCGCAGTGCTGAAAGAAATATAATTCAGCCTTTGCAGACTATCGCAGATATTACTCATTATTTCAGATTGTCATATACCCGTTCAATAAATCTACTTACAATTGAGGGAAACGGGCATAAAAATCATTTTTATGTATTCGGCGGAAAAGATGAAAGCAGCTACCAGCTGATTCAGGGTATAACCTTATCGGGAATACTGTGTGATGAAGTCGCTCTGATGACCCGTTCCTTTGTGGAACAGGCAGTTACAAGATGCTCTGTAAAAGGCTCGAAACTATGGTTCAACTGCAACCCTGAATCGTCTGAACATTGGTTTTACAAGGAATGGATTTTAAAAGCTGATGAAAAAAATGCTTTGCATCTGCATTTCACCATGGAGGACAATTTAAGTCTTGCAGAAGAAACAAAAATCATGTATGAAAAATCCTTTAACGGCGTTTTCTATGACAGATATATCAAAGGTCTGTGGGTGCTTGCTGAAGGTCTTGTGTATGAAAACTGGAAAGATGAATTTATTCTTGATGAATACGCTCCGACCGCTGAAGCTGAATATTTCATATCATGCGACTATGGCACTGTAAATCCCTGTTCCATGGGATTATGGGCATTGGAATACGATAAGGCTGTAAGAATTTCTGAATATTATCACAACGGCAGAACAGACCGCAGAAAAACTGATGAAGAACATTATCAGGCTCTTGAAAAACTTGCAGACGGCAGATATATCAACAGCGTAATCGTTGACCCGTCTGCCGCAAGTTTCATTGAATGCATAAGAAAACACGGGAAATTTAAAGTAAGACCTGCAAAAAACTCCGTTATCAGCGGAATACGGGCAACAGCTACTCTAATCAGCAAAAAGAAAATTTTTGTATGCAGAAACTGCAAAGACATTTTAAAGGAATTTTCATTGTACAGATGGGACGAAAATTCACAGGAAGACAGGGTTATCAAGGAAAATGACCATGCTATGGACGATATGAGATACTTTGTCAACAATATTCTTGCTCCGAAAATGCTCCGGAACATCTACAGAAACGGAGGTGAAAACAATGATTAATGCAGGAGATATTCAAAAAGTTTTTGGAATAAAGCTGTACTGCAATTCAGAAATGAATGTGAATATGCTCAACTGGATTGACCTTTATTCTGACAATTTTGAGTATAAAAATGAAAGAATTAAGAATATCGGCTTGCCGCTTGCAATATCATCTGAATTTGCAAGGCTTGCAATGACCGAGTTTTCATGCAGTCTGAAAAATTCAGCGGCTGACAGGGATTTTCAGCTTTTTGCAAATAATCTGCAAAATGCCGTTGAAATCGGCTGTGCTGTTGGCGGTCTGATTTTAAAACCATACGTTTCAAATGGCAGGATTTATACAGATATTGTAAAACAATCGGATTTTTACCCCGTCAGATACAACGCATACGGCATAACATCGGCAATTATCCCTGAACAGATAACCGTTGAAAACAGAGTTTATACTCGTCTTGAATACCATGATTTCAACGAATATGACGGCACTCACAGCATATACAACAAATGTTTCTGCTCCTCGGATATATCAGCTTTAGGCAGTGAATGCAGCTTAAAAAGCATTCCGCAGTGGTCTGAACTTAAGGAAAAACATATTTTCTATAACGTTCCGTCACCGCTTTTCAGCTTTTTCAAAACTCCTTTTTCAAATCATATTGATTTCGGTTCACCTCTCGGAATTTCAGTTTTTGGAAATGCAATTGAACTCATAAGGCAGGCTGATGAACACTGGGAGCGTATTTTATGGGAATTTGAATCATCTGAACGTGCGATTGATGCAACGGAAGACATTTTCAGAATGAAAGACGGAAAACCTCAGCTTCCAAAAGGCAGAGAACGAATGTTCCGTACATATGATATCATGTCATCGGCGGACAGCAGACCGTTCATTGAAACTTTTTCTCCTGAAATCCGTGATAATTCGCTGTTCAACGGCTTCAACAGGATTTTGCAGCGGATTGAGTTCAACTGCGGTCTTGCCTATGGCACAATTTCAGATATTTCCAATGTTGAAAAGACTGCCGAGGAAATCAAGACTTCAAAACAGCGTTCATACGCAAATATCTGCATGATACAGCAGAATTTAAAATCTGCTCTTGAAAATCTTGCCGTTTCATATGGCTATTTGCTCAGCTGTGATTGTTCCCTTACCTGCACATTCGGCGACAGCGTTCTTGAAGACACTGAAAAGGAATTTCAGCGACGTTTACAGATGGTTTCAGCCGGAATTTTATCCAAGGAACAGTTTATTTCATGGTATTTCGGCTGTTCTCCTGATGAAGCGGTAAACTATTTGCCAAAAACTGCTGATTTATTCGGGGGTGAATAATGCTTACTCCTGATTATTATGAGGATTGTGCAGACGATATCATAAATCTGTATGCACAGCTTGATGAAGCGATAATTGCCGATATTACAAGACGTATCATCAAAACCGGAACTATCACTGAAACCGCAAAATGGCAGATTAAACAGGCTCAGGAAATGGGCTTGCTTTATGATGATATCATTTCCGAAATTGGCAGGAGAACAAATGCAACTGATGCCCATGTACGGGCATTATTTGAAGATGCAGGAGTCAGAACTGTTCAATATGATGCTGGAATTTACCGTCAGGCTGGACTTGTTCCCATCGATATCCGCCAATCTCCTGCAATGATGCAGGTTCTGAATGCCGGATATAAAAAGACTCTCGGCAACATGAAAAACCTCACTCTGACTACTGCAAACACGTCACAGAATGCCTACATATCCGCCTGCAACAACGCATATATGAAGATTACAAGCGGTGCATTCTCTTATCAGGAAGCGATAAAACAGGCTATTCAGACCGCCGCACAGCAAGGAGCAACGGTCTTGTATCCAAGCGGACATATTGACAGGCTTGATGTTGCCGTCAGACGTGCGGTTCTTACAGGTGTTGGTCAGACCTGCCGCACGATTTCAGAAACAAATGCTGATGAAATGGGCTGCGATTTGATGGAACTATCTGCTCATTCAGGAGCAAGACCCTCCCACGCTGAATGGCAGGGTCAAATTGTCAGCTTATCAGGCAGAAAAGGCTATCTGAATAAAGACGATATCGGTTATGGCACTGGTGCAGGATTTGGCGGCTATAACTGTCAGCATGACTGGTATCCGTATTTTGAGGGCATTTCCACCAGAAATTACAATGACAAGATGCTTAAACAGATGAATGCAAAATGCATTGAATACAATAACAAGATGTATTCAGAATATGAGATATCTCAAATTCAGCGAAAAATGGAACGTGAAATCCGTTCCGCAAAACGTGAAAAGGTTGCCTATCAGACTGCTGTTTCAGAGAGTTCAGGAGAATTAAAGGAAGTCATGCAGAAAGCTCTTACATATTCAAAATCTGATGTCAGCGACAAACAGGCTAAAATGCGTGATTTCATTCAGCAGACAGGTCAGCAAAGACAGTATTTCAGAGAGCAGAATTACGGCAGGGTGGCTTATTCTGTTTCTGATGACGGACTTCTTGATAAAATAAAAAGCAAATTCAACAAGCAAAACAGCTTGACTTCCGGTGCTGATAAGGTTATAATTGAATATAACAAGGATTTAGGTTTCAAAAGGATTAAAGGCATTCACACCCAAAAATCAGATTTGAAAAAAACCAATCCTAAATATTCAACAAAACTGCCTGAATACCGAAGAAACTGTCAACGCTGCGTAAATGCCTATGAAGCAAGACGAAGAGGGTATGATGTTGAAGCAATGCCAAGAATATTAGATGGCACTGACAGATTGCCCAAAATGCATGATAAAGTCAATGGCTGGACAGCTGTATACAAAAATCCTGAACTAATTTTCTGCGGTGGCAACACTACACAAGAAGTTTTAGATAATGTATATAACTCGATAGGCTCTTTTGGAAAAAATTCAAGAGTTATTGTAAGAATACAAAGACCAACTGGTACTGGTCATGTTTTTATAGCAGAAACAATAAATGGCAAAACAAAATTTATTGACCCTCAATCAAATAAGATTGGCGTTGAAAGATATTTTAACAATATTAAATATGATTCAGTATATATTTTGAGAGTTGATAATTTGGAATTTACTGATAAATTAAAAGAATGTTGCAAGAATAAGGAGGATAGCAATGATTGACTTAAATAAGGCTATTAAGATATTCCATGATAAAATTAAAGGAGAATATATAGGTTCAATTTATGATGTTGGTCATTTGTTTGTTATAAGTTCTGTTGATGATGATGGAGAATATTTAGATACTGCTGCTATCGCAATAAATAAGTCTACTGGTGAAATCTCTGCAATTCTTCCTGATGATGAAGATGAATTTGAAGATATGATAAAAATTGACTATACAGAAATAAAACATTAAAATCTTTAAATCCCCTTAAAACGCTCATAAAAGGGCGTTTTATTATGCCTTGAAAGGGGTGATATTTATGATTTAAATCAACTGAATAAAGCGTATAAGCACCATTTAAGGTGCTATTTTTATACCCATTTTTAAAGATACTGCCGTAAAGGAGAAATCACATTATTGTGCAGAAAGTGAGTAAATAGCAAACTGCATCAGTATCTTAATTATTTTATAACAGGAGGAAAAACAATGGCAGAAGAAACAAAACCAGACGTTCAGAACACACCTGAACCAAAGACAGACCCGCAGCCGAAAACCTATTCAGAGGCAGAATATAATGCCCTCAAATCCCAGCTCGACAGCCTTAAACAGTCCGCAAAAGACAATGAAGACTTCAAGGAAAAATTTGAACAGTCCGAACAGGCAAGAAAAGATTTTGAACACAAGACAAAGGTTTCCGCATTTGTAAAATCTCTCGGTCTGAAAGATGACATTTACGAAAAGCACGTTGAAAATCTCATTCTTGAAAAGGGTCTGAAATTTGAAGATGATAAGCTTATCGGCGGTGATGATGTTGTCAGCTCATTCAGAGAGGCTCATGCTGATGCGTTCAGACCGAATATGACTGACGGCGTATCTGCTCCGACAAGCGGCAACGCTCCGCCCGTGATGGACGGCGTTACAAAGGCTTTCCTCGCAAGAAATCCTGATATCAGAATATAATGGAGGTTTTTTACTATGGCACATGAATTACAGGAAAGATATTCAAAACTCGTCCTCGCCAAAATGAGAAAAGAGGCTGTTCTCAAGGACGGAATTGTTTTTAACAACGATTATGAGGGCAACCCGACTTCCGGAGCTGTCAAAATTCCTGTCAGAGATAAGGAAGTCACCGTTTCTGACTACGACAAATCAAACGGCATAACAGCTTCAGCAAGCGACACTACATATCAGACTCTTGTCATCAACAAGGACAAGGCGGTAAGCGAAATTATTGACGGCTATGATGCTGCCGCTGTTCCTGACAATCTCGTTGCGGACAGACTCGACAGTGCAGGCTATTCAATGTCAATGACTCTTGACAATGACGGTGCGTCCGTTCTTCTCGCTGAGGGTTCTGCGTTCAATACTGCAAGTGTTGACAGCTCATCAGCGTATGACCTGATTGTTGAAGTCAGAAAGGCTATGTCAAAAGCCAATGTTCCTCAGTCTGGAAGATATCTCCTTGCAACTCCTGACTTTTATGCACTTCTCCTCAAGGATAAAGACCATTTTGTCGGTGCTTCCGCTCTCGGCGACAGCGTAAAACAGTCCGGTGCTCTTGGCAGAATTGCAGGATTTACCGTATATGAATGGAATGACGATACCCCAAATCTCCAGTTTATCGCAGGTCACCCGAAATTTGCAACCCGTGTAAATGAATGGTCTGTACCTGTCAGAGTTGAAAACATGAAAGATGGCAAACATATCGGTGCAACATGGGTAAACGGCAGAATGGTTTATGCTCATAAAGTCCTCAGAAGTCAGGCTGTCCGCCCTGTATATGCTCCGGGTTCTCTTACCGCTTCACTTGCAAAGGGTTCTGCATCAGGTACTTGCATTGCGACCATTTCAGCCGGAAATACAGGCACTACTTATGCATATAAGGTCAATCCGTCTGAAAGAGCCTCATATAATCAGACTTCATCTGCATACGGCGGCACTTCCCTCACATCTGGAACTACTGAAATTTCCGTTTCTGCCGGCGATATCATTGAAATTGTCAACTTCTCATCTTCAAAAATCGTTGCCGTTACATATATCACTGCTGACAGCTCGGTGATTAAATAATGGCTTATGCTGATTTTGATTTCTATGTGCAAAATTACAGAGGTCATCTGATAAATTCAGATGACTTCCCGTATTATTCAGAACGTGCCTCTGATTTTATTGACAGCATTACTTTCAGCCGCCTTAAAACAGAGGATTATTCTGAATATGATGAATGCATAAAAAAATGCTGCTGTGCATTGGCTGAAATTACAGACAGACACGAAAAACTTAAAAGCAGCTGCGGAAAAGCTTCTGAAACTATCGGAAAATATTCTGTTTCCTATCAGACTGTCCAGTCAGATAACAGTTTCAGAAATGATATGCTGAAAACCGCAAAAATGTATCTTATTCATACCGGACTCATGTACAGGGGGTGTGACTGATGTTTACCAATGCTTCATGCACCATATTTGACAGCAGCGGAAGCAGATTATTCCTTCAGAATGTCTACTGGGAACAGTCAGAGGGTATGAATCCCAACAACAACAGCCGTGACCCTGCGGACAGCGTTCTCATCATTGTTCCAGCTTCTGAAACTCTTGATATCAGCCTTGAAAGTATTGTTTTCAAAGGTGCTTTTTCTGATGACATTACGCTTGATGAACTCAGAAAAAAGCATAAATTCTATATCATCAAGGAAATCAGTGAGTTTCTTTTCGGTGCAAATCCACATTATGAAATAACAGGAGCGTGATAATATGAAAATCGAAACTCCAAGAGGCGTTATTCAGACAAACGAAAACGGCAAGGCAGAACTGATATGGAACAGCGGTTTCGGAAATGAAAAATCAAAGCAGTTCAGCAATGCTCAGAAAATTGTTGACAGTGAGGTTTTAAGAAAATGCGACCCGTACGTTCCGATGCAGACGGGAAGCCTTAAAAAATCAGGTATTCTCGGGACTGTTGTCGGTTCAGGAGTCGTTGAATATATTGCTCCATATGCAAGGCGGCAGTATTACACCAATTCCGGAAACGGCAGGCAGGGTATAAACAAAAACAACAATCATAATATTCACTGTCTGCGTGGAAAGCTTTGGTTTGAACGTATGAAGGCAAACTATAAAGATGAAATTCTCAGAAAGGCTAAGGAGGCTTTAAAGTGAGCTTAATTGAAAATATAAGAAAATATATGTCCTCCTGCCCTTTGCTTGACGGCGGCAGCATAAATATTGATTTTTTAAGCAGCAGCAACATTGAATATACAATTGAAACTGTTCCCTGCGAACCTGTTATCAAATATTTTATCGGCGGCTCATCTCTCAGGCAGTATGAATTTATACTTGCAAGCCGTGAATTCTATGGGACTGATGTTGTCCAGAATATTCAGAATTCTGAATTTTATGAAAATCTTGCACACTGGATTGAGGAAAACAGCAAAAATAAAATTCTCCCTGTTCTCGAAAATGAAAAACAGTCCGCCGATAAAATTGAAATTCTTACACATGGTGCTCTTATTTCAGAAGATGCAAAAACAGCTGTATATCAGATACAGTTAAGATTGATTTATTTTCAGCTTGTTTAGAAAAAAAGGAGGCTTATTTTTTATGGCAAATATTACAGAAACAGTCCAGAGATATATGATTGCCGATTATCTCGGAATAAAAACAGTTTCAAATGAAACTGAAACTACAGTCTTTCACCTTATGGGTACAGGTTTCAACACGCTTGATGAAAATCCTACCGCTCAGAATCAGGAAACAATATATATCAGCGATAAAGCAGCTACAAACTATATCAAATCATACAAGCCTGTTTTCCCGTTTGATACAGACCTTGTCGCCTCGGAAGATGCTGTTATGGCTCTTTATGATGTCGGCAGAAATCAGAAAACCGGCACTGATGCTGAATTTGACTATGTAAGGGTTGAACTTTTCAAACCTGTTTCAGGTTCTGAAAATACATACGCTGCAAGAAAATTCCGTGTTTCATGCGAAGTATCCGGTGTAGCCGGCTCAGGCGGCGAAACTGTCAAGGTTACAGGCAATCTCAATGGTGTGGGCAATTTTACTGACGGCACTTTCAACACATCAACAAAAACATTTACTGAAAAGGAGTAGTTTATTATGAAAATCAATGGCGTTTATCTCAGCTATGATATATATGACAAAAAACAGATGGAGGCTGTTCAGAACGGCTGCAAATCAATTGCTGATGCTTATTTGAAAATTAAAGACGGCTCAGAACTCTTTGAAAATGAAAAGGAAGATATCATCTGTGAAATATATGCCTTTTTCAGCGATGTTTTCGGCGATGATAAAACAATTGAAATACTTGGAGAAAATGCAAATCTTACTGAATGTATTTGTGCCTGTGCTGATTTTATGCGTCAGTCTGATGAGGTCATGTCAAAAATCAGAAATTCTGCTGAATCTGCTTCAAACCGTAAATCAAAAAGAGCTGCGGTTCACAGAAGAAAATGATTAATCTTTTAACGGATAATCTCCCTGAATCAGTAAATATAAATGGTGCGGAAATCCCGATAAATACGGATTTCCGCATTTCATTGCAGTTTGAAATGCTTATACAGTCGGATATCCCTGACAATGAAAAAATCTTAAAGGCTTTAAGGCTGTACTATCCACGGATTCCTGAAAATACTGAAGCTGCTGTTGATGGGATTATTGAATTTTATTCCGGAAATCCGGATAAAAACTGCTGTAAAGCTTCATCACATCAGAAAAATAAACCTGTTTACTCATTTGAATATGATGCCGGATACATTTATGCAGCATTTATGCAAGCCTACAATATCGACCTTACAGCCGTAAAAATGCACTGGTACAAATTCAGGGCATTATTCAGGGCGTTGCCTGATACAACGGAATTTGTGAAAATTATGGGCTACCGGTCAGTTCAGATAACCGCCGATATGCCAAAGACTCAACAGCAGCATTACAGAAAATTAAAGAAAATATACGCTCTGCCACGTTCAGAATCTGAAAGAAAAATTCAGAATGAACTTGAACAGGCTCTTATGAATGGCGGAGATGTAACCGGAATTATCAGCAGATACAGGGGGTGAAACATTGGCTTTTGACGGACGACTTAAATTTGATACCAAAATAGATGTTGAAGGTTTTCTTGACGGAATCAAAAATATAGGCTCAGCCGCTAAACAAGGTATCAGCACAATCGGCAGTTTTACTCAGAAAGGCATTTCGGCAACTCAGGACTTAATTAAAAGCAGTATTAATGGCATATCATCAGCTGCTGAAAAATCATTTCAGGCTGTCAGAAAATCAATCGAACTGACAAAAGACGGCATGAAATGGCTTGGAGAACAGGCTCTCAATCTTTCAAAGGAAGCTGTCAGCATGGGTCAGAGTTTTGAAAAAAGTATGTCGCAGGTCATTGCAACTATGGGTGTAACAAAGGACACTATGGTCGAAATCACAAACGCTGACGGCACAACATCTATGGCTAACGCTTATGATATGCTTTCTGAAAAAGCTAAGGAAATGGGGGCAACAACTAAATTTTCAGCAAGTGAAGCCGCTGATGCCCTCAATTATCTTGCTCTTGCCGGCTATGATGCTCAGAAAGCCTGCAATGCTCTGCCAGCCGTTCTCAATCTTGCGGCGGCAGGCGACATGGATTTAGCATATGCCTCCGACCTTGCAACAGATGCCATGTCAGCTCTGAATATGGAAGCTACAACTGAAAATCTGACTCATTTCGGCGACAGTCTTGCTAAAACTGCAAGCAGTTCAAATACTTCTGTTGCTCAGCTCGGCGAGGCTATTCTTGTATGCGGCGGTCAGGCTACTCTTGCTAAAATGGATTTAACGCAGATGAATACTGCTCTTGGCATTCTTGCCGATAACGGCATAAAAGGCTCTGAGGGCGGTACTGCCCTGCGAAATGTTCTTAAAAATCTCTATACTCCTACACAAAACGCCGCTAATGCAATGGCTGAACTCGGAATTGTTACTGCTGATGCAAACGGCAAACTTCTTCCTGCACAGGACGTTCTTAAACAGATAAAAGGGGCTCTTGACGGTCTTGGTGATGATGATTCAGCTAAAATGACATATATGTCTGAAATCTTTGATACAAGAACGATTGCGGCGGCTAATGCTCTGCTCAGCAACAGCAATGACAGATGGGACGAATTAAGCGGAAAAATTGAAAACTGTGACAATGCTATGGAACAGATGGCTCAGACTATGAGTGACAACCTTGAGGGCGATATTAAAATATGGGAATCTGCTCTTGAAGGCTTTGGCATAACTTTTTATGAAAGTATTGTCGGTTCTCTCAGAAAAACAGTTCAGGAGGCTACAGGCTGGATATCAAGGCTTGACCAGGCTTTTCAGACTGATGGCTTGAATGGTCTTGCAGAAACGGCAGGAGAAATTCTCGGGGATATGATTGAAAATATGTTCTGGCAGCTCCCCCGTGTTCTGAAAATCGGAAACGAATTTATCAAAACTCTTTGTGACTCTGTTATAAAACAAGAGGGCGAAATCAAATACATGGGTGCTGCAATCATTACAAATCTGCTTGACAGCTTTACTCAGAATTTTGAAGCCTTCTATTCAATGGGATTCTGGATAACTGATACTCTGATATCAGGTCTTTCCGGAAAATCAGACAAGCTCGCTTCATTTGCTGTTGATTTTATAGATACAATTACAAACAATATCAATACTTTTATTCCCTCTCTCGCTGAATCAGGTGCAAAAATAATCATGTCTGTTTTAAAGGGCATGGCTGGCAGAATCCCTGTATTTATTGCAAGAATCAATGAAACCATCAGAGATGTTCTGAATACCATAAAGGTGAATTTGCCTGTATTTGTCATAAGAATTAATGAAATAATCAGAGGTATCCTCAATACAATAAAGTCAAGTCTGCCTGAAATGCTTGATACAGGAAAACAGATAATAGCCAATATTTTTGCCGGAATATCTTGTTCGTCAGTTCTTGCAGATGAAACAATCTCTGATATGGCTGTTGAAATAATAACATCTCTTGCAGAATTTATACTTGCTGAAATACCTGTTATCCTTGATGCTGGTCTTGATATCCTTGAAGGTCTGCTTGAAAGCATTTCTGACGGAACAGACAAAATAATGCCGGCTGTAAAGGATTTTGTCAAAAATTTATGTGATAACATAACTGAACACCTTCCTGAAATACTTCAGACCGGATTTGATATCCTTATGTCAATCATCAATGGAATTATTGAAAATCTCCCTGAAATCATAGATGCCGCAGTTGATATACTTCTTGCCCTTGCTGATTTTATTGGGGATAATATTGGCTTGCTTATAGATTCGGCTGTTCTGATAATAACTACAATCTGCAATGAACTCCTTACTGAGGAAAATTTTAAAAAGCTGATTGATGCCGCTATTGACATTCTCAACGCAATTGCTGACGGTATAGCTGATAATTTGCCTCTGCTGATAAATTGTGCAACAAATATTCTTCAGGAACTCGGAAATTATCTCAATGACCCTAAAAATCAGCAAGACCTTGTAACAAAGCTCGGTGAACTGGTTGGAACTATTGTTAAAGCACTTATTGACAGCATTCCTGAACTTACCGATTTTGTTGCAGGTCTGCTCGTTGAACTCGGCAGAGCAATCGGCGATACTGACTGGGCATATCTCGGAAAATGCATAAATGACGGCATAATGAGCGGAATTTTCGGCATAGACTGGGATTCAGACGAATTCTGGGACTATTTCCTTGACTACTATAATATCAGTGAAAGCGACCCGAATCTGAAACAATACTTTGTTCCGGATAAAAAGACTGATGACACCATTAATGAAAATCATGAAAAATCTCTTGATGAAATATACAATCAGGACAGAACTATAAATTTTGATGTAAGAACAGGAATATCATACGATAAAATTGATATACCTGTGGACGCTGATACTGAAAATTTTGAAAAATCTCTTGACGAAATTTATAATCAGGACAGAACTATAAGTTTTGACGTAAAAGCTAACGTTGACAATTCAGAACTACAGAAAAAACTTCCCGGAATATCAGACAGCTATGCTTTTAATTTTGATTCGGAAACTGTTGCTGAACGGCTTGAAAATGCTGTAACTGCCAGCCAGAATACTGTTGCTTCTGCAATCACATCATCATGTGAACCTATCGGCAGCATGAGCAGTGAAATAAAATCCGGATTTGAAGACGCTCTGAAAAATGCTCAGCTTGACGGAGATACATATTTAAGCGTCAATATTGGCAATGAACGAATTGATGACATAGTCATCTCATCAATTGAACGTCAGAACGCAAGAACAGGAGGTCGCTACTGATATGGCTGTACTTAAAATAAATAATTTGAGTATCATGGAAAAAACTTCATCATACAGCATATCAAGACAGGATATCTCAAGAAGCTTTGAAGCCGAAAACGGTGACACAAAATCATATATAACCCGCAAAGGCAGATATACAATTGACCTGAAACTTGTATGTGACGGTGCTTTCTACAGTCAGCTTGAAACTGTGCTTGGCAATGATGAACTGACTGTCAGCTTTACATATGCCGGCTCTGAACATACCACATATATGATAAAAAAATCATATAAATCATCATGTGAAACTCTGGACAGCTCTGAATACTGGAGCATTTCACTTTCACTCGCTGAATGCAGGAGGACTTGATTTATGTACAGTGTATCAGATTACTTTTTGCAGAATATTGATAAAAAAATGCACCATATCCGTGGCACTGTATCCATCGAAACCGATGACGGAACTGTTTCAATACCGTTCAGCGATAAAAATATCAAATCCGACAGCTTCAGTATTTCATCGCAGTGTGTCAGCGGAAACGCCTTTGAAATCGGTGCTGTATGCTCAAAGGAACTCAATATGACAATCATTCTGCCTGAAATCGCTGAATATGCTCTGATGGGAGCTGCGGTTTCTGCTGAATTTGGTCTTGAAACAGCAGAGGAAAATGTTTCTGAATGGATTCCACTCGGAAAATTCTATATAACAAGACCTAAAAAATACAGGGACTATACTGAAATAACTGCCTGCGATGCCGTCGGTCTTCTCGATATTATGGACGATGTTGAAAATCCGGCTGTAAAACAGCTCTCATCATCAATGCAGCCTTATGACATTCTTGTAAAACTTTGCAGCTATGCAGGCTTTGAAACCGGAAACTCAAAAGCTCAGATTGAGGCTATGCCAAACGGCTTACTCTCTGTATATGCTCCGGATGATACAGAAATTTCAAGCACAAGAGATATGTTTTCATATCTTGCCGCATTTCTTGCAGGATTTGTCACCACTGACCGCAGCGGAAACATCATCATAAAACAGCACGGAAAGTTCACTCAGCCTGTCACAACATTGAACTGTAACATGATAAAGGCAAATACAACTGCTGTATCAGATTTCAAAATGATACTATGTGGTGCAGTCGTCTGGCTTGATGAGGGGCAGAGCTGGTCAAAGACATGGTATCCTGATGTTGAGGGAAAACCTAACAGCACAATTGTTGATATGACTGATAATCCGTTTATGACAGGCTATTATCTTCTTAACAATATGAGCCTTGAGGCACTTTTTACTCCTCTTGGAAACATTGCTGAACAATGTATCAACGTACAATGGATACCCTTTGAGTGCGAATATTATGGCAATCCTGCCCTCGACTCCGGCGACTGCATAACAATACAGAATTATGACGGTACGTCTGAAAAATCTGTGATATCACATAATACTTTCTGCTTCAGAAACACTCAGAAAATTAAATGTTCAGGCGATGACAGCCGGCTTGTAACAGGTGTCAGAACAGAAAATAAACGAATTTATGAGATAATGGAGAAAAAAATTAATAACGCCAAAGGCAAAAATGTTACTCAGGCTGAATTTGATGAGATGCAGTCCGCAGGAAAACTTATTGAAGGTCAGATGTATAATATAATCGGGTGAAACTATGGCTGATATCAAAAATATTAAGTTCGGAGCACTGACTCCTGACAAGCGTATGACACTGCATAATGGGACTGTAACAGAAGTTAAAAGGACATATAAAGTAGTAGATGGTCAGGCGGTAATTGTCTGGGATATAGGGGAAGAGCCAACAATGATTATTATATACAATGCAGGTGTAAAAAAATGCACTGTTCCTCCATTGGAAAACCAACAGCATGAAGGCAGTATAGATTTTGGCAATGGAAACTATGTCAAGTACTTTAGTAATTATTCTCGTCAGTATACTTATAAGGATGGAGATATAAGAAAAACAACTATAAAATGTGAAATAGTTAATATAAGACCAATGGCATTTAAAAGTTTAATGTCTACGATTAACTACATAAAACTTCCCCAAACTGTGAGAACAATTGGGGATGAAGCATTTCGCTCTCCTTACAACAGTAATTACGGTGGAAATATTCAAATAGAGTTAAATGATGGCATTGAAACTATAGGAGAAAAAGCTTTTGTATATTTGAATTTTTATACAAAAAAAAATCAAGATGATGAGAAGTTACTTGAACTTCCAGACAGCATTAAAGAAATTGGAAAACAAGTTTTTAGCACTTATGCCGGTGCTAACGATTTCTATAAAATCACGAATTTGCCTAAAAGTCTTGAAAAGTTAGGAGTTGCAAGTTTTGCTGGTCGTAATTTTATGACTGATGACTTAAAAATACCTGATAAGGTCACTGAAATACCGATTGACTGTTTTAGGAATTGTGGAAACACTGGGACACTCGACTTGAACAATGTTAATATCATTAACAGTATGGCTTTTGCTCTTTGTAATTTTAAAAAAATCATTTTTAATTCTGTAAAAAAAATATGTGGAAATGCTTTTTACTCAATTACAGGGCTTACAGAACTCAATTTCAACGAGGGCTTGGAAGTAATTGAAAAAGATTCCTTCTATGGTGGGGCGAAAAATGTAGAAAGAATATATTTTCCAAGTACTCTTAAAGTTTTAGATGACGGATTTGCAACATCTAAATATAAAAAAAATATTTTACAAAAAGAATTGACAACGATTGTATCTGATGGAAATGTGTTGTATTGGCTTTCACCGAATGATTTAGCAGAAAAATCAAAAGTTATACTGCCGGCTGTAAGGACAATAGCTGCCTATGGCTGTTATAGCATTAATACTTCTACAACTGCAAAAAATAAATTGATTTATGAAGAATGTGTAATTCCGGATACTGTTGAGTATATATGCTACAATGCCTTTGATTTTCCAAGTACGCTGAAAACGCTTACTGTTTCTAATCGTCTTAAGTACATCGGTGAAAGGGCAATGCATAATGCTTATTCTGGAGACTTTGGAGTAGATTTAAACAATGTAACAATAACACTACCTAAAACGCTTGAATATATTGGAACTTATGCCTTTAATAAAGGTATTGAAACTATATATTATACTGGTACGCAAGAAGAATGGGACAAAATTGAAAAAGCAGAAAAGTGGGATTCAGGAAAAGAAAGAACAATAATATACCTTGGATAAAAAGGACGGAGATGATGAAAATGAATGAAATAACGCTGTATCGTGGAAACAGTGCGGTATAAAAACTTAGAAAGGAGAAAATCATGATAAAAACAGTAAATCTTACAGCAAACAGCGAACTTGCAGTAGATATCACCGGAAGTCACTGTAAAATCAAGAACAGAGGAACATCAACGGTATATGCAAGCCGCCTGTCAGGCGTTTCAGCCGGAGCAGATGAAGTTATATCGATTGACGGCGGTACGGCTGATGTACTTAGAAATGTAGGTCAGTATGGCGTTAAAAACGGTACATATGACTGTACAGGCAAACTTTACTTGCTTTCTGATGCCGCCTGCACGGTGGAAATCCAGACCGCTTCAGACCTCTGTTTTTTTAAGTCGGGCGGCTCGGGAGGAGGTGGAACAGTACCCGCATCATCATCTTGCATAGTATGCAGCCTGACTCAGCCTGAAATACCTGATGGATTGTGGATACAGTATGAAAACTCTAATAATTTGCCAATTAAATTTGCTTGCTACAAATCTGATTTGGATAAAAACATTCAGATTAAACTTTCGGATTTCGGTTATTATGAACAGTGGACGTATCAATCAGTAATTAAAAATGGAAATAAATTATCATACAGCAAAATAGCATCTTCAACTACTACAACAAGTGCCACATACAGTACAAGTGTTGAAATAGCTATTTTTGACTTGGAAACAAAGACTATCAGTAAAAAAACAAATCAGATTAATTATTTTCCGTGTCACTATTATCCTACAGTTGCTTGTGGAGAATATGTATACACTTTTGGAGGAGGGCATGCAAATTATTCTGGTGTATATAACAACTTTATTTTTAAATATGATTCAGAGGGAAACGTTTCTTTGTGTAATGCAAGAACGAATAGTGCCAACTGCATAGGAGCAGCTAATGTAAATGGCATGATTTATTTATTCGGAGGCGGTAATGGCAAAACAACCTATAAAAGTTGCTATAAGTATGACCCTGAAACTGATACAATAACTTCTGTTTCTTCAAATGCAAATATCCAGGGAGGAGTAGTTGCTGAATCTATCGGAGAAATTATTTATGTGGCAGGCGGTGATTATTACAGTTCATCAACATCAGAGTGGAAGTACTTAAAAGAACTTCTTGCCTATGATACTTCTACAGGAGTGTCAACCATAAAAATTAGTAATGCGACCCAAATTCCCAGTAACCCTCGTAGAAAAATATTAAAGACTGATGATGATAAATTATTCATTTTAGATACCAATAATATTTATGACCCTGAAACTAATACATTTACCCTTAATTCATACTCTGCTAATTTTGATGCTAAAACAGAAGGAATCTGTTATTTGTATAAGTATAACGATGTGGATTTTGTTGTTACAACAGGAGATAAAATTTACTACTATGATGAACAGCATAGAAAAAATAAATATGACTTATGTAGTGGCATTTATATACAGTGTGATAATTCTGATGATACTCTGCCATTGATATTATGCGGAGATGAGTATAGACCAATTAAAAAAATTTCTGCTATCCCTGATGGACAAACCATAAATTTTTATAAAATAGCAAATAACAATGTTGTGTAAGGAGAGATTTATATGTATACATATTATATCGTAAATGCAGGAGAAACAGCCCCTGATGCAAGAGTCGCACAGGCAATCAAAAACTTTAAGTATGAAAATGAAACAGTTGTCTGCATTGCAAGAGGCGGCTACGTTTCTGAAATTCAGACAGTTTACGTTCTCAGAACAATTCTTAACGATTTCACTACAGAAGATGTGAACGAGATTGCCCAGAGATATATCGACTCAAAAAATGCTGACGCTGAACAGGAAGTGACAGAATGA